CATTGACTTGAAGGGTAATAACATAGGTCGCTCTGATTCCTAAGAATCCTTGCAACTTAGCAGCATACATGGAGGAAGAAAGAATATCGTCGGGGATGTTGTAGGCGGTGAACGTTGTGGTGGCGTCCGTGGTCTGGAATGTTCCGTCGTTTAAAACGATAGGACGAGACAAAAATGCTATAATGTCTTGGGTCGCTGTGATACGTTGGGAAGACTTGAAAGTTTCAAGAACGTCTTGAGGGAAAGCGGATTCTGCGACTTTAGCGGATTCATCTGCGACGAAGGTGGTTAGGCCATGAGTTTCCTCAGGCGCGGTGGGTGAGATTTCAAAGTGGGGTGTATCTTTGGTATCTTCAAAGGAGGCGGGGGTTGTGTTTTGAGCGATTCGTTTCTTCAGACACCACTCCGAGAATCAAGGGAATGGGCTTAGCTGTTTGGCTGGATTTTAGAGTCATCCTGCTCCGTAAAACTAAATAGTTCAACTCGTTCCTGCGCAAGCAAGAAAGTCATTTTAGACACAGCATTTATATATGACGATCAGGTAATCAATACGCAAGCAGGTTTAGTATAAAAATACGATTAAAATGTGAATACTATACACATAATAAAAGAGGCATTTAGTGGCTGTTCTTCACCGGGCTTTTCATTAGACAAAGCCTGGGGTGGACAAGACATTGTGTAGTGCTATACGGTAGGTGGAAAAGTCAGAAATGTGATTTAAGAATTTCCTAGCAATTACGCAGATCTTGGGTGCCCAAGTAGAGTAAATTTCATATCCATGTAGAGAGAGTTCCTTAAGAACAAAGTCAACGTTATCACAAGTGATTTCGTCGGCCTTAGTTCCTTTTCGGGTCCAGTAGAGTGTTTCAACAGTAGATTCAAGTTCCATAGGAGCTATATATCGTCCAACTTCCTCACACATTCGGAATTTTCGCTTCAGGAAGGAAATATCAAAAATAGTTCGGAAGTCACCAATTTCGCCTTTTAGTTCAGAAGTAAACCTCAGACCTAAGTCAAGAGAGGTACTCTGAAGCCATTTAGCAGTAAAGGTTAGGATATAGGCGGGATGAACGGAAAAACCGTTATCATCGCCACAGAAAATACAATAGACATAATCTCTAAACTTGTTTAAACAGGTGATTTCAAAATCATGCAGTTTGTACCAAGAATAGTAGAAGTTAACACGGTTGTAAAGGTAATTAATAACAATAGTAAGAAATCCACCAGATGTCATGGGTCCATTCCATTCGTAGACTAGGTCTTTACGAAGGTGGAGGGAATGGTGTACATCGAGGAATAACATATACATAATCAGGGCATCTTCACTAGCAGGATCTATTCCATACCACGGGAGTATTATGCGGAAAAAGATTGCTAGGTGGACGCGAGAACTTTGAGATCCATCAAAAACTTTATAATCGCCAGCACCAATATTTTTCATAAGGTGAGCCGAAACGTAGTAATTTTTGAGCGATAAGATCCCATTCAGCAGAATAAACATTTACACCAACAGCGTTCATGTTTCCGATACGATTTTTAGTTAACCAAGAAACGAAAGCACCAAAGTATTCTCGATCAAGTTCTTGTTTCTCTTTCGGGAAGGAACTGAAAATACGAGCTTTGAG